TCACTGCCGACCAATAGTTCAACGGAGAGGGCGGGATTGTACATCCGTCTACTACTGACCATGCGTCCAGTACAATCCGAAGGAACCTCCGGTCGGCATAGGACACGGCGACACGCGGAAGCGTATCGACCGATCTGCAAGGAGGCGAGGCCGTTTATCGGAGAGCCTTGCAATGAAACTCACAGAAGCACTCAGTCGGTACGTGGTAATTCAGGATCTGTCGGCGCGGTCGGAGGTGCTGTACCGGCACTCGATCGCAAAGTTTGCCGAGCACCTCGGCCACGAGCCGACGGCCGACGATCTGACGAGCATGCGTGTTGCCGAGTTCCTTCGGTGGCGGGCCACCAACACTCGAGCCGGCAAGCCGATCTCGCCCGACAGCGTAAGCAAGGATCGGTCGCAGATCCTCGCCCTCTGGCGTTGGATGCGTGAAGAGGATCTGACCGTCGGCAAGATGCCGAGACTGAAACGCCGGCCGAAGATCGCACGGACGCCGCGGGCGTACACGTCGCACGACATCGCCCGCCTCATCGTGCAGGCTCGCAAGCGCCGCGGCCGGACCGGCGGTCTGCCGTCGGCCTGGTGGTGGTCGTCGATCTTGTACGCGCAGTGGTGCTGCGGTGCCCGGATCGGCGAACTGATGCAGCTCCGCTGGCGCAACGTCGATCTCGTCGCCGGTCGCGTGCTCTTCGAGGCCGACACGCGGAAGGGCCGGCGGGCCGACATCTCCCACGCCTTGCCGGCCGATCTCTGCCGGCAGCTCGAGGAGCAACGCGGCGGCCCTGACGATCTCGTCTGGCCGTGGGACCGTAATCCCACCAGCATCTACCCGTCGTTACGAGTCCTCTGCCGGACTGCTGGCGTGGCCTACCTTCCGTTTCATGCAGTGAGAAAGTCGAGCGCGAGTTATGTCCACGCGAATGGGGGAGACGCCACAGCCCATATGGGTCACACGTCGAATGAAATGACTCGCCGAAGCTATTTGGCTCCGGCCATCACCCAGACGCGGTCGGCCCTCGACTACCTTCCCGCACTCGATCTCGGCGAGGAGGCCGAGTTCGTGCCGGAGGCAGAGGGGTCGGACTGAACATCGACCGCCGAAAAAAAACCCGAAAAAATCCGGCTCACCCTGTTGACCCACTATGGACGATAGTCTATACTAGATCACACGAGACAACGACACCCCACCAAGGAACCGACCAATGAAGACCAACTACTACGAAGTCGCAACCGCCAACACCACCTACTACGTGCGGATCGAGCGCACGACGGGGATCGACGGCATCGCCCGATCGACGGCAATGGCCTACGGCGGCCGATACAAAGTGCTCGACCTCAACAGCGGCGAGCGGCCGAGGGTCGGCGGATGTATGTTCGGCAGCAACGGCACGGGGCGCGTACGCACCTCCCCGGTGCGGTCCGTCAAGCGGATCTCCTTCCGGGCGTTTTCCACTGCGCCCTGACAGACAAACACGCACCCACCCCCCCACCCAACACAAGGAACCCTACCCAATGGCCAGCAGTTCTTCCCCAGCAGCTCGACGCAAAACCGCCAAACAGTCGTTCCGGACGGCAGCGGAGTGTATCGGCGTGCTCGAGCCCGGCGCGTCGCTCTTCGCTATCACCCGCGGGCAATTCTCGATGATCGACGCAGTGCTCGCGTGCCTGGATCAAACCGGCCCGGCCGCCGTGTCGCTCTGGACGTGGACGGTAGCCGAGTACGAAGTCGAATGCCTAGAAGCTCTTCAAAACAGCGGCCGGATCACCGGCGGCCGGCTTGTCATCGACTACGGGGCTCGCAACAAGAACGCCGGTATCATCGCCAACTGGAAGCGATCCTACGGGGCCGACTCCGTTCGCTATGTGGTCAACCACGCCAAGATCGCCACAATCCAAACCGACCGCTACCGGCTCCTCCTTCGCGGCTCGATGAACCTGAACATGAATCCCCGCTTCGAGCAGTTCGACCTGACCGAGGGCGGCCCCGACTTCGACCTGGTCAAAGAGGTCGAGGACGAGCTGCCGGTCCTGCCCGACGATTGCACCGGAGCCGACGCCTACAAGGCCAGCAAAGTGGCGGACGCCTTCAATCCTGAGCAACTGAGCCTCTTCACCGGAGTCAAAGTATGGGCGAAGTAGACATCCTGGCCGAACTCACGAGAGAGAACCCGAAGGCCAACGCCGTCGATCTCCGAGTCTACGCCGACGCTCTGACTACGTACCGCGAAGCGGCCGAGAACATCGACCGTAACGGGGCCATCGTGCAGCACCCTCGCACCGGGGCTCCGATCGAGAATCCGTACCTGAAGATCCGCACCTCCGCCGGAGCGACGTTGACGAAGCTGCGGCACATCAAAACGAAGTCGATCGCCGGACTACTGAACGGCAACGAGTGACCGCAAAAAATCTTTGTTGAAGGGCTGGACGCAGTATGGACGATCGTCTATATTAAGGGAGACGAGAACGACACCCCTTAAAGGAACAAACCAATGACCGACATCGCCATCCTCGCCAACATCACCCGCGAAACCGAAAAGGCAATCCAAATCAACACCGGCGACCGCCTGGTATGGGTGCCGAAAAGCCTGATCGAACTCGAGGGCGACGTTGTCCTCTGCAAGAAGTGGTTCGCCAAGAAAAACGGCATCGGCAAGTACGGTGCCACGACCGTCCTCGTCGGCTGATGATCCCCGCCCCACCCGCCCGGCACTTCGCCGGGCGGGTCACCGCCCTAAGGAAAAGGAACGACACGATGACCGCGACCAAGATCACCGCCAAGTGGCAGACGATTTGCACCGTAGCAGCCGACCCGACGCTCTCCGTCGAACGGATCGAGGGCGATGCGATGAAGGCGAAGGGCGGCGTCTGCCACTGCCAAGCCCGCATGAGCGGCAAGAACGGCCTGCGTGGGCGACTCGTGAACGCCAACGGAAGCCATCGAGAAATCGGATACGCCTTTTCGCTCGACGCCGACAAGCTGCGGCATTGGGAATCGATTGCAGAGGGTCAGCGATGACCCGCATCAACACCGACGACTACGTCCGGCCGTCCACCGCGGCCACGCTCGCCGGCGTCAGCCGTGCCCTGGCCTACCGCATGGTCAAGGACGGCACCGTGCCGAGCGTCGAGATCGACGGCACCGTATTCGTCCACCGGCGGGATGTTGCCAAGATCGTGGCCACGCCGGGGATGGGGCGGCCGAGGAAGACCTGAAGACCCCGCCCCCGGCGCGACGCCAGCCCGCGGGCATTGGCGGTCAGCGGCCGGGGGCGGAGCTTTTGCGGCACCCGCACGGGCAGTCGGCTTCGCACTTCATCTCGATCCGGCCGTCCGGCTTGTAGACGCCGCTCGAACACTTCCCTCCGCACGCACACTTCGCCGGTGCCGGTGGCGGCGTCGGGGCCGCCTCGGGGGCCAGCGAAGCGTACGCCGCGGCGACGGCCGCGGCGGCGCGTGGAGTCTCGCGGTCGATCTCGGCCGGGTCGGCCGAGAGGCTGGCGAGGAAGGCGAGGATCGAGCGGTACAACGTCATCACCAGCCCTCCCCGTGGTCAACCACACGATGCCCATCGGCATCAACCGCCGGCGAGTGAACGAGCTGCCTGCCGTCGGCCTGCGGCGGCGGCTCCGCGGCCATCGCGGCCCACAAGCCCAGCCGGGCGGCGATCCGGGCCAGCCGGCCGACGGCTTGCAGGACCGGCCGTTGGGGCGTCGGGTTGATCGGGCTCGACGGACTGGAGCCGAGCCACCAGCCGACGGCCAGGGCGACGAGGACAACGGCGATGGTCTTGCGGTCGATCAGCATGGCAACCTCACGGGGCGAGGGAGAACGTGTCAGCGATCAGTCGGGCGTTTTGCGGGCGGGCGGCAGCGGGCTCGAGCCACGCGCCGTTGTCGAGGTCGCGGGCCTCGAAGCCGTTGGCCCCGGCGATCACGAACGAATCGCCCTGGGCGAGCATGGCTTCGACATCGCGGCGGGCGGCCCAGAAAGAACCGTCGGGCTGGTCTTCCGGCCACTTCGGCCCCTTCACCCAGTTTGGCCCCCAAGAGTTGAGGATCAGCACGCCGTCGCGCTTGCCTGGGCCGGTCGCGTAGCGGACAGAAATCGCCACCATGCAATGCCCCCACTGCCCTCCGCGTGGCAGGAAGCCGTCGGAGTCTCTGACGTTCGTCGCGGCGTAGCCGACGTTGGAGCAGATGGGAACACACAGACCATTCTCGATCGCCGCGCAGAGAGCCTCGTAGGAGTCGCAGAGGGCCACGCCTTGCGCGGTGTGCTTGGTGGCTTCCTTGCCGAGAGCCAAGGGAACGCCCCGAGCCCCCCACTCTTTCGCCCGTGCGATGTCGTAGTTGGTCAGGTCGATGTCTCCGTACTTCTCGCGGAACAGAATCCCGCCGACGCCGGCCTTGGTGCCGACGATCCACCGGGCCGCGGCTGCCCCGTACGATCCGTCCGAGTAGCCCGCGAAATCGACCGGGGGGAGCCTGCCGGCCGTGCGGCTTCCGCCGTAGATCGCTTCGGGGCTGACGAGCTTTGGCGGGTCGTTCCGTTCGCCCTGAGTCCAATCGACGCACTGGCCGATGTAGGAGCCCATGCCCCAGCCGAACGAGACGCACGTTCCGATATTGCCCTGGTTCCAAGTCTCAAACGGCTTGCCGTAGACAGCGCGGTGGGCGCGGTCGGCATGGCGATACAGGAACGTGTCGCGGTTCTTGGCGTTTTGCATCACATCGGGTGCCGCGTCACCGAACGTGGGGTGCTTGAGCTCCGAGAGAAATTGCCGAGTGCCTTCCGGATTGGGCGTGTACCCGAACCGCGATTCCACCCCAGCGGCGATCCGGTGCGTGGCCCGCTCGACGAGCGCGCCGACGATCGCCGCGAAGACGACGAAGCCGACGGCGCTCCAGGTCCAGACGGTGCGTTGACGGGCGGTCATCGTGTCGCCTCCGCCGCGGCCTGGGCGACGGCCCGGTACGCCTTCACCCACTTCGCCCGGCTGGCAGCATCGACCGGCCCGCCCTCGGTCCCGGCCTCGGCGTCGAGGAACCGCTTAATCTCGTCTCTGACGGCCGGCTGCCGAGCCCCGAGCGACACGCCTTGGCATCGGATCTCTCTGGCGATCCGCCGGAGATCGTCGAATGATGCACCCGTCTTCAGCCGCGTTTCCTTCGGCTTGCCTTCCTTGTCCACCGGAAGCCCGTCGTACTCGATGTCGTCAGCCAGAGCGCCCAGCAGGGCGGCCGTGGTGGCGGCATCGGCGGCGGCATCGACGCCGACGAATCGGCCTCGGAGATCGAGCCCGACCACCGGCGCGGGGCCGGGGGCGGGGGGCGTCGTTCGCGTTTCCCGAATTGCGAAAGCCACCATGCCGCCAGCGGCGAGGATCGCCAGGAGCGTCAGCGGGTGCGGGCCGCCGCCTCCTGCCGCTGCCCCTGGAACTCCCAACGGCATGATGCCGGGCGGAATGATGGGCGAGAGTGGCGGCAGTTGCGGCAGCGCGGGCGCGACCGCTGGGCGGGACCAGAGAAGGTAAGCCACCGCGGCGGCGGCAGCGAGCATCCAGAGCGGCGGGATCATGCGGACACCTCCGGGGCGGCGGCGCGGGTCAGCTTCAAGATCTGCTCGAGCGCCCCGCCGGCAGCCGAGAGGACGAGCGTGCGAACGGCCGGACGGATCACCCACCAGATCGGCTTGGCCGCGAACGGCACGCAGCTATCGGCGACCGCGTCGAAGAGCGTCCCGACGCAGGCGAGCGTCCACGCCTTCTTGCCCGGCCCGTCGAGGGTCGTGATCGTGTCGAGCCCGGCCACCGCCAGGCGGATCACCTCGACGGTCAGCGAGCCGAACTCTGAGACGGTCAGCCCGCCGGCGGCCTTGAGCCGCGCCCCGGCGATCAGAGCCAGGACGGCGGATTGCAGTTGCTCGGGCGTCATGTCAGTACCCCGCTGGGCCAGTGGTGGCGGTGCCGGCGATCACGATCGAGTAGGCGACGGAGCCGGTCGGCCCGGTGGCGCGGATCGTCACGGCACGCTCCGTGCTCGTAACGCCCCAGGCGTGCGTCTGCTGCACGGCGAGCAGCTCGCCGCCCGGCCCCACCTCGCCGGCGACACGGCCCCAGCCATTCGTGCCCGAGGGGCCGACGACGATCCGCGGGCCGGTGATCGTTTCGCTGTTGGCGATCCGCACGAGGCGAACCTGACGCATCGTCTGGATTCCGGTCGCACCCTGGATGGTGTCGGCAAGCGAGAGCAGATCGAGCGTCTCGGACGCCCCGACCGCCAGCGAGCGGTTCGACACCCAGAGCTGATCGGCGATCGGCCCGGAGACGCTGTTGAGCGGCATGGCCGACGACACGGACACGGCCCGCGTCGAACTGCCGACGGTGCCCGTCTGCGTCTGCGTCAGGCTCGTGGTCGTGGATACGATCCCGTCGAGAGAGTCAGGCATCGAGAATCTCCGTGCGTCCCCGTGCTATCGCCCGCCGGACTTCGGCCACCGTCCAGCCGAGCCGGTAGGCGATCACCTCGATCTCGCGGTCCGTACGTTCCGGTCGGGAAGTAATGCGGCCTGACTTCTCGCCGGCTGTCAGCAGTCGCTCGAGCGACACGAAGTCTCCGGCGGATGCCACCGCTTCCCGGCCGTTGGGTCCGGTCCGCCAGTGCGTCGGCCGTACGATCATGCGTCACCTCCCACCACGCTACGGCTCACCCGTCACCGGCAGCAGGGGGTGCGGACGCATTGCACTCGGCGAGACAGGCCGCGTAGCCGGCTAGGTCAACAGCGTTGTCGGGGTGGGGCTTCGGCCCCAAGTCGCGGGCGAGCTTGTCGAGCAGCATGATTCGAGCCCAATCGGACGTAGTCAGCGGCCGTTTCAGCACGGACGCGAACAGGCTGTTGACCATGCCCACCGTCCTTTGGAAATGCTCCTGCGGCGGGCCGTACACGCGGTGCCGATCGAGCACCGCGGCCCGCGCCGTGTCGAGGAGCTGCACCGCCACCGGCGGGCCTTCGGCCTCTTCGATCAACGTCGCCTCCGGCTCGAACTCGTCGCCGGTGAAGTGCTTCAACTCCCGCTCGCCCCGCAGGATGTGATCGGCCGGGTATTCCGCCTGAACGCTGATCGCGGCCGCCGCGGCCCGCGTCGCAGCGGCTTTTTTTTCGTGTTCCGCTTCGTCGAAGCCAGCGCGAAAACACGGCGGGTCTTCGGAGCTGTACTTCCACGGCTCAGCCGGGGAGCTTCGCTTCCAATACTTCCCGGCCCCGTTGCAATACGGGCACGTAGGCACCAGCCCGACGATGCCGCGGCACGTGTTGCACGGGACTTCGATTCGTGGCGGGTATTCCTCTGCCATCTTCCGCGTCTCCTGAATGTGTCGCACCAGCCGCCGAGCATCGCCGGCGAGAGAGCCGAGTGTGCCCGTCCAGCAGTTGGCCGCACCGGCCCTCTGGATGCGTTGGTCGATGGTAGCGAGGTCGGCGTCTGTCACGATTGCCTCACCCGGCCCGCCTGGATTCGGAAGTTCTCCACGTCAAACGAGCGGTCGGCGTGGACCGTCACGATCGCTGCGCCTTGATTCCATTTGTTAAGGCGAGCGTAAGCCGGGCGCATGTCACACAAGCAGCCCGTCGAGAAGCACACCGTCTCCGATCCCATCATGTCAGGCTCGGAGTGTGTGCTGGTGCGGTGCCCGTGGCCCTCGAGGACGGTGTGATGCAGCCGCATGAAAGCCCCGCGGGCTTGATTCACCGGCGAGCTGATGCCGTTGCCCTTTTCGTGCCCGTGCAGGACCGGCAACGCACCGCAGAGGACGATCCGCTTGTCCTTTACCAACTCGATCCCGAGCCGCTCGAACCCATACCAATTGTCGATTCCCATGATTGGGTCATCGCTGATTTCAGGGGCGTGCTGAAATAGCCACGATTCCCAGCGCTCTTCGTGGTTCCCGAGTTTGGCGACGATCCGAATGCCGGGGAACTCTTGGCGAATCCATTTCAAGAGATCGCGGCCCGCGTGCAGCTCGTTGCGGAAGTTGCGGTACTTCGGATTCTTCTCGTGCCGGCTGATCGAGTAGAAGTCGGCCCAATCGCCGTTGAGCAAGAGAGCGTCGATCTTCTCGCCCTGAAGGTGATCGACTGCGGCCCGCAGCGCCGTCTCGTCGTGGTACGGGACGTGAATGTCGGACAGGATGCCGACCTTGCCGACGATCCCGAGATCGAACGGCAGCCACGGCTCGGCCTGCGATGGCGGCATGGCCAGCCGCTGGCCTGCCGGCCGCGGCTCGCGGTGTAGTCGCTTGCTGGGGGCTTCCTTCCGCCTGGCGGACCCGCACAATCCGAGAGCGAGTCGCACCCGCGTCCTCGCCTGCTCAAGGGTCAGTGCCCCGTTCGTCTCTTCGACGATCCGGCGGGCGAGCGTCCGAGCCGGCGCGTCCGGGTGTGCCTCGACGATCCGGCGGACAATCGGCGTGATCTGGTCGCCGGCAGCGGTGCCACGTCTAGCCATCCTCGTCCTCCTCGCGGGTCACACCGAACGCCTCGAGCACGGCCGACGCTTCTTCGGCGAACTCCGTCACCTCGCCCTCGTCGAGACACCACCATCGAGCGTGAATCAGTTCGTGGAGCAGCACTTCAACGAAGTCCACGCCGACGAGCTTCTCGCTGACGCGGATCGTCCCCGTCTCGTCGTTGCAGTCGCCGAGCCGGTCGGCGGGCACCTTGCAGACGCGGATTCGCCACTTCTTCTGCCCGATGTGGACCGTGGCTGATCGCTTCGCCATGCTCGCCTCCGCGGTCAATCGTGACGGTGGGGACGGTCACCCCGGCGGGGGTGTGGCCGGGGTGGCGGCAGCCCGTGCCGCTTCGATGGCGCGGCCGACCATGATTCGGGCCGCCGTGGCGATGAACGGCAAGCCTTTCTTCTCGGCGGCTTGCCGAAGGTGCTCGACGATCTCTTCGATGTGGTCCCAGCAGTCTTGCCCCCAGGCGTCCATCTTCGCGGCGAAGGAATCACAGCCGCAGGAGCTGTCATCGCGGATGCCCCACCATGCGAGCGTCCGGCGGAGTTGGCAGCCGGGGCCGCAGGTCGTCGGCAGCGGTTTGCGGCATTGGCGGATCGCATTGCGGATCTTCGACACGAAGCCGCAGCGGGGGCAGGTCGCGTCGGGGGCGGAAAGGTCGCAGTTCATGCCTCAACCTTCCAGTCAAGAGTTCCGTACGCGAAAGGCAGGCTTGGCTGAAACCAGCTCCATGACGCCGAACCGCTTGCTAGCTCGCCCGTTCCGCATGGAGCAAGAAGACGGGAATCGACAGCATCAAAATGAATGTCACCGCATACGCCATTGTTTAGCGAAGCAATGTCAAAGGTTAGGTTTCCTGTGTTGAGGATAAATCCCACATTGACCCCTTGAAAGTCCGCCCAGTACCCAGGGCCTAGCGAACAGTTTCCGGTAGCTCTATTAACGTACGCATTGCAAAACGTAGGAATGCGATTCATTACGTAAGTGCCGACTGGAAACGTTCCGACAAATGACCCCGACGTAACAGCAGCATTGCTTATTGTCAGATACAGCGATTCCGGTGGAGGACTTCCGCTGCACGTCCCGGAGCACGGCGTCCCCTCCTCGTAGCACTCCCGCACCAGCCCGTATACGACGTGCTGCCGCTTCTTCACGCTCCACTCGAGCCGGGCCTCGATGGTGAAGATGGCTGTTTTGTTGTGGCACTCAGGAGTGACGGTCGCGCTGCCGTTATACGTGCGAGGGTCGTTCGTACTTTGGTCGCCGCCGCCCGTAACCAGCGGTATGGTTGCCGCTAAGTCGAGAGTCTCTCCGACACCAACAAGAGTACCCTCGACAAACACCCCGGTCCCGCTCGACGCGGACACGCTGACGCGAATCCGATTCATAGTCGTCGTCGTCGCCGGCGGTGGGATCGTTGACGCACCCAGCGTGTTATTGTTCCGCCAAAACGACACCGTCACGTTGCACGGGTGCCTGGTCGTCGACGGTTCAAGCGTGAACTCGCCGGCAACCTGCTGAAACCACGGCCCGTTGCCATCCATGCTGTCATACGGGTCTGACGTGTCTGAATCGCCGCTGGCGGTCAGATAGCCGTCAGATACATTCCCGTCTTCGGCACCCTCGAAGTACCGCGTGTAGACGGCCTCAAACGCCGTCCCGGTATGCGGGTTCGTGCATGTCCGCTCGCACGGATCGCACGGCACGCACGTGCATTGCTGGCAGCCGCCTTTTCCTCCGAGCAGCATCAAGCACACTCCGCCCATTCGAGATGCCACGTCCCGTCAATGCTCTCGCATCCGACCCAATACCCGCCGGTCGGCCCCGTCACCGTCTGCGCCCGGTTGATTGCTGTGAACGTCGCCGGCCCGCTGGCCCCGGTGACCGCCTGCGACCCGTCGCCCTTCCACTGCGTCACCGATGCCGTGGCGTTCTTCGACCACGTGCCTGTGACCTTTCCGAGCCGGATCGACGCCCCGCCCGCCCCGCCAAACCGCACGATGGCCCACTTGCTCGCCCCGGTGCCGGACTCTTTCCAGAGAATCTGAGCTTCGCCGCTCGACGCCGAAGAGAGCTGCGTCAGGTCGCCGTCCTTCGCCGTGGCGAACGTGTCGGACTCGCTGACGACGTTGATCTTGGCTTGGACGACGCCGGCTACCGCGACCCGCCCGATCTTCCCGGCCGCGATCGGCTCGACCGCGACCACGAACGACGAGCCGCCAGTCGGCAGGCCGCCGCTCAAGACCGGCTGATCCTGAAACTGCTGCGTGGCGTTGCCGGTCGCACCCGAGGGCGTGAAGACCACGCCGGCGACGGAAAGGACGCCCCAGCGGTTGACGGTGCCGGTGGTCGAGTTGCGGGCAAGGATCGGCGTGTAGGGCTTGGGGCCGTCGATCTGAGCCTCGCCGGCCTGCCCGTACCGATCGCCGAGGACGATGTCCGCGGCGTCCTGGGCGCGGTTCCACGCACGGGCGGATATCTGCCCGCGAAGCGGACCCGGCTTGATTCGGTTCGGTGCGCCGTCGCTCATGCCACACCAATGCCGAGTTTCGAGAAGTCGCCATCGGGATAGACGCGGTTGACGTAGACAGCCACCGGCAGGCGAACGAGCTGATTCTTTGCGGAATCAGTGTCCGTGGCGTATCGCACCCACACCACCTCGTGGCCGTAGGCTCGGATGTTGTCGATGTCGCCGATCTTGGCGACCGGCAGCGTCGTGCCGACGTTGGGGTTGGCGACGAACTTGAACGAGAGCGACCACGGACCGTTGCCACGCTGGTCGTCCCATTCGTGCGTCCCCGAGGCTCCGACAAACAAGACTTCGCCTTCCTCGAACGACCGGAACGGCGCTTTGTTCACGCTGCCGGTGAGGTAGGCGATGTTCTTGATGTAGGCGTTTGTGACGTACGAAGACGGTACGTCGTACGACTCCGTCCACGACAAGGCCGGCACCACCCTGTCGATGCCATTCACCCCGTTGTCATCGACGTTGATCGCCCCCTTGAAGTCGGCGGCGTCGTTCAATCCCGCCGGGCCGTAGCTTCGCTGGCCCTTGTCGCCGTTGTTGTAGTCGAGGGCGTTGGTGATGTGCTGCGTGCCGCCGCTGGTGTCGAACGACCGCGCCCGCTTGAGCGGTGCCACCTGCGACGAATCGTCGGCCCCGATCTTCTCGTAGGCGATCGTTACCTTCCAGCAGTCGTCGCCTTGATACTCGACCGAATACGACTCAGCCCGCAGTCGAACGAGCGGCTGGCCTGGGTACTGCCAGAACGGGTAGAGCGACGAGATCGCTTGGTTGCACGAGGCGTGCAGGACGTTTTCATTCGACGTGCCGATCACGTTGAAGACGCGAGTCCGCGTCGATGCGTCCTTCCGGCCGAGGCGGAAGATCGTCGCCGACTGGCTCGTACTGTCTTCGATCCATGTCAGTGCCATTAGACGCCCACCTGTCCGGCCATCGCGGCCGCCTTGAGGTCTTCGCGGATCTTCTTGAGGGTGTCGAGCTGCTGCGCCGGGATCGAGCTGGCCCCCATCTGGCTGAGTCCCGCCGCCCCGAACTGCGCCGTGGTGGTCGCCTTCATCGACGACTCCGGATTGGCGACAGCGTTCGGCACCGGGAACCGATTGACTTGGTCTTGGAGATTCCGATTGGCGTCGGCCACCGCCTGGGCACGGGTGCCGACGTTGGCAGCCGTCCGGCCGGCACGCTCACGCCGGAGCCGGTCCGCTTCCTCCGACATCGCCGCTTGCCGGTCGCGGCTCTCCTGCTGCATCTTGGCTTTCTGCTCGTCGGTCAGCCCCGTGCGGCCGGCAAAGCCCGGCCGGTCGCGGCCACGCTGCTCAGCGTTGGCTGCATTGACGGCGTCGATGCGGGCGAACTCCGCCGCGGCGGCCTCGTCGGAGACGCGGCCCATCCGCCGCCACATCTCCGTCCAACCCTTTTGAATCAGCCCGGTCGTGGTGTCCCAATACGCCACCATCGAATTGAGCACGTTGTCGAGCGCGCCGAGGATGTAGCCGCCCCACTCGCTCGTCGCCATGTCCGTCCACATCTGGTCCCACATGGCGGCCATGCCGATGCCCATGTCGGAGAAGACGTTCTGCACGGCCTCGATCCACGGGTCGAGCGATCCCATGATCGCCTGCTCACCCCTCGCCCACGCCGCGGCCCACCCGGCCCACAGCACATCGACGGCCCCGGCGAGGTCGCCGGCCGCGATCGCCCGGTAGACGCCTTCGACGGTCAGATTGACGGTGTCGAGGAGATCGCCAAAGACGGCCGTGAGGTTTCCGATTGGGTTGGCGAAGGCGTTGCCGATCACGCCGGCAAGCTTGCGGAAGTCCACGCCAGCCAGTGCCGCGCCGGCTGCCAGCCCGCCGAGGACCGCCACGGCTGCCAGCACCGGGCCGCTCGTCGCAAACGCCCCGACAGCGATTGCCGCACCCTTGACCATGCCCAGAAACCCGCTCACCGGCCCAATGGACGCCGCGATCGTGCGGGACAGCGTCGTCATGGCGAATCCGAGGGCGTACGTTGCCGTGCCCCAGACCGTGAAGTAGCCGCCGACCGCGACCGCCAGGCGGACAAGAGCCGCGTTGTCGCGGACGAACTTGGCGACGGCCTTCGCGGCCCCGGCGACGACGTTGGCGATGCCGACGAACGCCGGCGCGACGGCCTCGCCGACAGCGTTGCCCACGTCCTTGAGCGCCCGCTCCATGTTCTGGATCTCAGCGGTTCGCTCGACGAACGCCCCGCCGACGGCCATGATCGGGCCGGCAATCGCCGCCCCGATCGCCGCCATGCCCATGCCGGCCGATTCCAACGTCATGCCGACATCGGCGACCTTCGTGTTGATCGTCGAGAGCGCCGACAGGAACTTTGACGGATTCGCCCCGATCTCGACGTAGACCTGACCGCCGCGGACTGCTGATGCACTCATGGACTAGCCTCCGGCGGGACCGAACAAGGCTTCAAGGTCTTCCTGCGTTGCTTCTCGCTTCGGGGGCGGCGTTGCCTTGCTGAACGGGTTGAGCTTGGATGCGTCGATCGCCGGCTTGCCCTGCCCGCGGTTGGCGTTGGCGAATTGGGCCATCTGCTGTGCGGTGTGCCACCAGTCGGACTCAAGGCGAGCGTCACGCGCCGCCGTCAGCTCTCGGAGGGTGCGGTTGTCGGGATCAAGTCCGGTGATGCCAACGCACTCCCAGATGACGGCCCAGGTGCCCGAATAGCCGCCTCCGCGTTGTCGATCATCTGATCCGCCAGCTCCTTCATCCTGGCTGACAGAGCCGCGATCGCGCTGCGGAGGCGCGGGGGGAAAAAAGCGACTAGCTCCTCTTCGACTGCCAGCCCTCCTTGCTCGAGCGACTCGCCCTTCAGCCCGTCAAGGAATTGCTCCTGCGTCAGCCCCTTTTGGGTGACCTGCGGCAAGAGGATCGCGTACAGCGTGTCGCCGAGAGCGGAGAAGTTCGACCGCAAGACTTGGAACGTCCTGGCGATCTCGCCGGCGTCGATCAAGTCGAACGGCACCGCCTCGGTCGGGGCTGGCTCGTCGGCCGACTTTGGCGGAAGCACCACCAACACCGAGTCCTTCACTCTCTTCGCCGACGACACGGTGAGCGACACGTGCCACGGCCTGCCCTCGTTGTCCTTGAACTCTCTCATGTGCGGAGTCCTGTTTGTGTCTTCGTCATCTGAATCGACCAGACGCGGACATCGTCCAGCGGCTGGGAATCAGAGACGTTGGCGACGACCGCCGAAAACGAGTAGCCGTTGGTGACGACGGCGATCTCGGTGCCGGCAATAGCTGCCGCGATGGCGGTCGTTGCCGCGGCGTCGTCGATTGTGTCGATGCTGATCGACACCCCATACCCGGTGTGGTACGAGATCGTCGCCCGGCTGCCGAACGGCGTGATCTCGCGGGTGGTGCCGGCAACGCTGACCTGCACGTCGCGGACGCCGGGAACGGTCACGCCGTCCCACGTCACGACAACGTCACGCCCGAGAGAGATCGCCATGCCGCCCCCTCGTGGTCAGGAGGTCTTCTTGGCGGTCAAGGTGAACGTGACCGGCCCGTCGAGCGGCCGATTCTCCGAGACGTTGGTGACGATATAGCCGGTGCCGGCACCGGCGAGGCTGGAGATCACCGCCGTGGCGTCGAGGCACTCGATCTCGGCGGTGCGGGTAATGAATCCGCCCGTGGCAGCCTTGTAGGAAATGCCGCTCGCGTTGACGATCCCGCGGTGCGACACGTCGATCGCGGTCGACTCTTGGTTCCACGTCACCGCGATAACGCCCGTCGCGCCGTTGCCGCCAGTTGGTGCGCCGCCGTCCCGACCGAGAGTCACTGCCATGTGAAATGCTCCTTCACTGGACGCCGCGGGTGCAGGAAACGCTGTAGGTGACCTTGTCGTCGAGCGGCTCGGACTGGCTGACGCTCGTGACGAGGAACTTGACCGAGGAAAGGTTGTGGCCGTTGGCCCCGGTGGCACTGACAACGACGACGCTGCCGACAGTCACACCCGGCGCGTCGATGCAGGTCAGGTCGAGCGTCTGCTCGGCCCAGCCGCGCAGAATCGTCCGCTCGGTGTCGCCGGACTTTGTTTTGTCGATCTCGGTGAACGTGGTCGTGATCGACCCGTCGCTGACGTTGGAGATGCCCGTGTACGTGACGTTCTTGCCGAGCACGATCGTTTCGCCGGCCATGAGAGCCTCCGCGGGGGGTGTGGCTCTATCGTCGGCCGGACGGCCGGGGGCGGAGAGGGGGTGTGGCTGTCAGGGGCCGGAGATCGCGTCTCGGAACGCCTCGGCAAGATTCGGCTTGGCGTCGTCCAGGCCGGTCTGCATGTACCGCCGCGCCTTCACCCGGCGGGAACCAAGCTCGACGGGATTGGTTCCCGCGGGCGTGTTGGACGTGATCCCGAAGACGGCCCCGCCCGACAGCCGGCGCGGCACCGACGCCGGCGCGCGGGTGCGGACGAACCAGAGCTGAACTTGTCCGCCCACCTCGTGCAGCTTGTTGAGCTTTGGCAGCCGGGTTGGCCCGACGACGACGCTGTCAGTCGTGGCGTCGTAGTCGTATTGGATGTCGGAACGCAGGAAGCCCTTTGGGAATCGGGCTGTCTTCCAGCTCGTGACCTTGTCGGGAATGGCGATCTGCCGCCGCTTGGCGACCAGCCGTTCGCCGTTGACGACCCCGAGGTCGATCAACTTTTCCTTGATCGGTTTCCGGTTTGACATCGCTCGTTGCGTGGCTCGTCGCACGTCCGATCCGGCGATCTTCAGTGCCCGCTCGCGGCCGACGGCGAGGCGGCTCCGAACGTGCTCCCACTTGAACTTGCTCGGAGGCTTGCCGGCACCAGACTTGCCCCCGCCTTCCTTCACGGTGACGGACACCTTAGCGCGCAGCAGCCCGTCCCCGGTGACCGTCCCCGTGCGGAAGTCTGCCACCCATCCCATATCAGTGGCTCCTCGGCACCTTGAACGTCACCACGATCCCCGCCCGCCACACGTTCCGCTCCTGCAGAGCCTCGCCGGGATTCTTCTCGACGACGATCGTCTGCGGAGACGTGACGCCGGTCGGCCACGTGATCCCCGGCCAGTTGTGATCTTCGAGGTAGCCCAGCAGCTCCTCGAGCATCTCAAGCATCACGTCGCAATCCGCCTCTTCCGGCGTGTGCCGGGCAAGGTAGATCTCGACCGCGTAGTCGCGCATGTGCGACGACCGGGCGATCCGCTCCGACTCAATCGAGCCGTCGGTGATGCAGATCACCGGGTCGGCAAGATCCTCGATGTCGTACTGGGGGAAGTTCTTCGTCTCGACGGTGACCGTCGCGGCCGTCGCCGTGAACGTCACCGCGTCGAGCGAGGCGACGAGCGCCGTGATGATGTCCGCTTGGATGCTCACAGGCTCGCCTCCATTGCCGCTGCGTTGCCCACGATCCGCTCGTCCCAATGCAATTGTGCCGCCGCGGCCCTGGCATGCGTCAGGGCGTCCGCCTTGCGGCCGAGGTGCCAGAGGGCGATCGAGGCAAGCTCTGCCGCCCTGGCCTTCGCCAGCGGGTCGGTGGCGTGGGTGCTGACCGGCGAGGCAATCGCCCGCTCGGCAAACTCCAGCGACCGCGGCCAGTCCTCGCCGTGGTGAGCGGCCAGCGCCAGCCGTTCCCACCCGTCCGGCTCGCCCGGCGATTCTTTCGCGGCCCGCTCGAGGTAAGCCCCGTCGCCGGTGATCGACGCGAGCCGGCGAAGAGCATAGGCACGCTCCGTCGGCGATCCGCCGGGCATCTTCAGGAAGCCGGCGAACTCGCCCGCCGCCGTCGGTATGCCCGCGTAATCAAGCTCCCGAGCGTAGTACCACCTCGCCCGTGCGTCGGCCGGCGACTCGTTGACCGCGACCTTCAGCAAGTCGAGGTCCGTCTTGTGAGCCTTGTTCTTGTCTCGGTGGTGCTCGACCACCAGGCCGTCGCACTTCCGCTGCACCTTCTCCCCCGACCAGCAGACGAGCCCTTCGTGCGTCGCCTGCCGCCACACGAATCCCGACCGGGCGTGGACACGGTCGCAATGGAAACGCAGGAGCGGCTGGCCGGCGTCGTCCATCGACCACCAGTAGTCGTAGACGAGGTTGTTCGCGGTGCCGTCCCACGCCGCTTCGATCGCCGCCCGCCAGCCCGGCTGGGGCCGCTCGTCGAGATCGACGCGGAACGCCACATCGACATCCGGCGGAAGATTGCAAAGCGACTGTGTCCATGCCACGTCCCACCGCCAGGGCACCACGTACGACCGGGCCACGGTGACGCCGGCCGCCTCGAGCTGCTCGATCGTGCCGTCGGTCGAGCCGGTGTCGGTGACGACGCGGACATCGGCGTCGGCGGTTGCCGCGGCCCACGCTGCCGCGTGCTTCGACTCGTTCTTGGCGAGAGCGTAGATCCCGATTCTCAAAGGGTGTACTCCTTCGGGTTGCCGACCGTGTACCACGCCAGCGGCTCCTCGACCCGCATGATCCCGGTAAGCCGGGACGCCCGCTGCCAGTAGTCCCAGTCCTCGCCGAAGCCGACGGCTTGCTGATCGCCCAACCGCTCGACGATCTTGCTGTGGATCATCGCCGTCGAGTTGATGACGGGATTCATGGCCCGGCAGATCGCGGTCACGTCGCGGGTGGTGTCGGTGATCTGCACGCCTTGCGTCCCGTGGTGGTAGCCGCTGACAACGCCGGCGGGGTCGCGGTTGAAGGCGTTTGAGCAGAGGACGCCATACCGGCCGTTCGATCCCACGGCCGCGAACTGGACCGCCGACTTCGTCTTCAGCCACTCGTCGTCGTCGTCCAAGAACGCCACCCACCCGCTGAACCCGATCTTGAGCACGTGCCGAATCGCTTCGTTTCGCACGGTGCCAACGGCGAACCCTGCCCCGGTTTCCTCGCGGCTCGACACGGCTCGCCGGAGGACCGTAAGCCGCGGGCTGCCGACGATCTCCTCGAGCCACTGGTAACGGGGATCGTCGGAGGCGTCGTCAACGACAAACACTTCTGCCGGCGGGACGGTCTGCGTCAGCGCCGACCGAATCGCCCGCAGGCACAGCCGGTAGCGGTTCCGCGTCGGGATGACGACGACGTAGTCATTCATTGATAGCCCGCCAAGATGGTGCCGTTGTGGTCGCATCGCCAGGAGTCAAACCAATCCGGGTGCAGCCGCCAGACGTTGGCCCACGTGTTCACCTCCCACGTAGCCTGCCCGGCCTCGATCTGCCGCTGGGCCTCAATCCGTACCGCCATGTCGAGCCACGACGCCATGTTCCGAGGCACGGCAAGCACCCCGCCGGCACAGTGCCACGCCACCCGCTCCGGCGGCACGGGAGCGAACGGCGGCCCCCAGATCGACGCCATGCCCACCCGATCGCGGCACCGCTCGCCGGCACGCTCCGCCAGGCGTCGGATGCCGTCGGCTGTGATGCCCGGCACGTGGAAGATTCCAAAATCGATCCACAGCAGCACTTCCGCGTCGGAGTAGCTGGCAGCGTCGGCGAGCCACGCCGTCTTCTGGTGCTGCACGCTGAGGAACGCCCGTGTGTCCTTGCCGGCCGTGCCGTCCGGCAGCCCGGCCCCCTCCGACGCCTGCCAGTACCAGCAGCGCTCGAGCGACGCATGCAGCCGTAGCAGACCGGGCCGCGACCGCATGACTGCCGCCGGGTCGAGGTAGGCCACCGTCGGAAGCCCGACATCGACGAGCTGCTGACCGAGAGCGGTGTACCGCTCGTGGCCGCGATGCTCGCTGTCGAGCCGGACGTACCCGGTCACGATATGGGCTGGAGCAGCTCGCATACGTCCTCCTCTGCGATTGAAGTCGTCCACGCTTCCGCGTCGTTGACTCCAAACGACACGACGATCTGCCCGTCGAGCCCCGCCAGCCCGGCCGCGAACTCGATCGTTTTGGTGCCCTTGAACGAAAACAGCGGCGACCACCGGCGGAGCGTAAAGCCGGCGTCGAACCACACGAAACGGTGCTCGTACGCTCGCCGTCCGTCCTCGATGTGTGCCACTTCGTGAACAATCGCCAGCCAGCCGCCGCGGACCGGCACAAGCTGCCCGCCGCCCCGGAAGCCCCTGGCGAGGTGCGGGGCCGCGCCGCGACCGGCCACCTCGTAGACGCCGGGCATGTCGGCGTCGGCCGCCACGGTGACCGTCTGCCCGCCGTGATTGGCGGCGTACAGCCAGCCGTCCTGGCCGTCGATCGGCATCCAGTTCTTTTCGTGGACGCCGAGCCCTTCCCACTCAAGCACCCGGAGCCCGTGCAGCCGGGCCTCGCCAACGTCAAGGTCGGCCACGCCGATCCGGCACTGCCCCTGCCACGGTGCCGCGTCGCGGACCGTCGCCGAGACGCCGACGCCGCGGGGCGTCCGGCGGAGCCGGCAGTCTTCCAGCCCGTGGACCGGGTAGCCGTTGGGCTCGTAGGCGGGCGGGACGATGACCTTGGCGTCGTAGGCGTTCCCGTCCTTGTCGATCCGGCAAAGGATGTTCTCGGTGCGGATCGCCCCGGCGTCCTCCGGCGGGATCACGTACCGGCCGCCGGCGTCGATCCGGTAGTTGCTGGAACGGACGATTGCCAGGAGGCCGGTGCCGTCGGGGATGACGGTCGGGTTAAAGGTCGTCCAGCCGGCGTGGGCCGGCTCGACTTCGATCCGCTGGAACCTGTGGAACGCCAGCTCAGCGAGCAGCGGCGTGTACCACGTGCGATTCGACCGAGCCTGCCGCTCGAGCGCTTCCGGCAGCGGCATGTTGAGAAGCCGGTCGCTTGCTCGTCGTCCCGTCTCGATTTCGCCGCAGTAAAAGGCGTGGATTGCCAGGGCGTGAAGATGTTCTTGCATATCGTCCTCCTCGGCTGGCAATCGTGCCGGGAGGGGCCGGGGCGGCGGAGGGGGTGCGTCAGCGCCACGTTCCGGCGACGTTCACGAAGGGAACCCCCAGCCGCCAGCCGGAGCCCGTCTTGACGTAGGCGTCCCCGTTTCGCCACGTGCCGGCGTCGTTCACGAAAAGTTTTTTCGGCAATCCCGCCGCCCGATCCCGCAGCGGCGACAGGCCGATCCCGCGACGGGAGGCGAGGAGGCAGATCTCGGGGGCGGTGAGGGCGCGGTTGTAGAGGCGCACGTCGTCGAGCGAACCGTTGAGGAATTGCCCTGTACCGGAAATCGATCCGAGCCACACAGACTGTCGAGAGTAGTTCGCCGCCACGTTTGCAGCATTCGCCGGGCTTTCGGAGACGGTTCCGAGTCGCACTCCGTTCTTGTAGTAGATCGTTTCGCGGATGACGGTTCCTGGGTAAACAAACACGCCATGCGTCCAT